TGAAAATTATAATTTCGTTATAAACAGTATTAACTTCACGGTTGAATTTATAGTTTGTGATAATAAAGAACATAAAATTTATTTAAAAAAAATAATTATTTTGTTAAATTTTCTTTTAAGTTTTTTTGTTCCTCATATAGAGTCGTTAAAAATCTCTCTATGTTTTACAGATAAAAAGAAATTGTTGCCAGAAGAAAAAAAACAAACATTGACGAAAGACCATATTAATACAGCACTTACATACGCATGTAAAAAAGATGGTGAAATATTATTATATAGAAAAGAGGAGTGGTTTAAAGTATTAATACACGAGTTGATGCATTCTCTTTGTTTTGATTTTGCTGGATTAAATATGAGTTTTGCAATACAAAAACAGTTAAAAAGTATGTTTAGTGTAAATAGTGATTTCCATATAACTGAAACATATAGTGAATTTTGGGCAAATATTTTCCACACATCAATAATAGCATTTTTTAGTTTATCTAATAAAGATGACTTTGATGATTTTATATTGAATTTTCGTATTTTAAATGAATTTGAAAAATATTATTCAATATTTTCATGTATAAAAGTATTGGACCATATGGGATTATCGTACGATGATATTATTAGTGATGATAATAAAAAGAAATCAAAAAGTTTATCTTTATATAAAGAAGAAACTAATGTTTTTGCTTATCATATATTAAAATCTGTGTGGTTATTTAATACAGAAGATATATTATTATGGTTTGACAAACATAATAAAAATTTGATTTTTTCAAATAAAGAAGATAAATATGTTATTAATATATTGAAAAAAACACAGGGTCTTTATAAGGCAAAGGAATATATTGAAAATATAAAATTTATTGAAAAGTTGTTTAATACTATAAAGGATGATGATGACTATAGTGATTTGATAAATTCTCTCCGGATGACAATCGTTGAGTTGAAAAATTAAATTGAATTAATAAACCTCTAAAAAATTATAAATATATTAAAAACATAGAAACATAGAAACATAGAAACATATAAAATGGGAATCCGTTTATTAAACAAATTTTTAAAAAATAATTCATTCGCGGTTGGGAAAAAAATGCATTTTTCGGATTTATACAATAAAAAAATATGTATTGATATTTATAATTATATATATAAATTTTTAGGTAATAATAGGTTGATTGAAGAGCTTGAAATATTATGTAAAATATTACAAAGATATAATGTAAATGCTTTGTTTATTTTTGATGGAAAATACTCGGATGAAAAAAAAAATGAACAAGAAAAAAGAAGAAAGAATCGTGAAAAAGCGAATAAAAAATTTAATAAATTAGTTTCAGTTGAAAATAAAACAAAAAAACAAGAAAAAAAGTTGAAATCGTTAAATCGAGATAGAGTTAAAATTACAAAATGGGATATACATGATACAAAAAAATGCTTGGATTATTGTGGTATGAAACATATAACTGCTATAGGTGAAGCAGAAGAATTATGTGCTGAACTTTTGAGAAAAAATAAAGTGTTTGCTTGTATGAGCGAAGATACTGATTTATTCGCGTTTGGTTCAAAAAGAATTATTAAATCTATAAATTTTTATAAAGAAACATTTATGATGTACGATATTGATAACATATTATCATTTACTGATATGAAAATAAATGAGTTTCAACAAATATGTACTTTATCTTGCAATGATTACACAAAAGTATCAAGTAATAAAAATTTCTTATATTATATGAATTATTTCATAAAATATAAAATGGAAAAACAAAATAATGAACAATTTTTAGAATGGTTGATTAATAATAATTTACTGAACGAAGAAGAATATGAAAATTATAAACAAATAAAAAATATTTATAAATTAAATAATAAAAATATTTTGAAAAATTATAAATATATCATAATTAAAAATGATATTTATTTTAAAAGAAAAGTAAAACAACTCATCGTTGAAAGAAATAATTATTTAAAAGAATTATATGAATAAGTATTTTAAAAATAATAAATTATTAAAAAATTTATTATTTTTTATTATATAATTATGAAATAATTATGATATAATTTATGCATTAGCGGGTAAAGCTTTACCAGCCTTTGCAAAATGAGGACTCATGTATCTCTGGAGATTGAAATAAGTAAGTTCGTCGCTGTCCTTAAGTTTAAGAAGCTTTTTCAACCTTTTGTCTGCGAGAATTCTACGACCATTTTTAGGGTCTTGGAGCTTATGTTCTCTAATATAACCATTGATTTCACGGGTGACTTGTGTTCTCGCCATTTCGGAACCGAGTGGTTTACCGAGGAACTTTGCTAGTTCTTGACTAATTTTTGTAGGCTTGACAAATCCACTAGGCGCTCTGTTTCCAGCCTTGCGTTTCTTACGACTGGTTTTAATTGCAATCTTAATTTCGCGTTCTGAACGCTTGGACAAAGCCCTAACTTGACTTGTTACAGAGGTTAGTTGACTACGAAGAGTAGACAGCTTACCCAAAAGAACATTAAATTGCTCTGTTAATGTAGGGGTTGCTTCCTGTTCAACTGTAACTGCAGCTACAGCTGTTGGTACAGGAGTAGCCGCAACGGCAGCAACTGGTGCGGAAGGTTGTTTTTTTTTGAGGTTTTTCTTTTTTGAAGGCATTTATAATATCCTATATAGTTATTTGTTTAAATCGTTTTGGGTAAAATATATATTATTATAAATATTTTACATTATAAAAGGTAAGACATTATCAAAATATATGTTATATTTTGATAAAATAAAAATATTTTATTGTTGGTTTACTAAAAAAGATTCATACAACCATGGAAGTGAATTCGAAGCATTTACAGAAACGATTGTTAATGTTCCTAAAGCATAAAAGCAACCCAAAGAACGCGCACTTTCATTGATGCCATTATTTATTAATTTTTCAATAATATCTAAAATAAAATTTTTGATAAATAATTCTGTTTTCGTTGAAAAAATATTATTTAAATTTATATTAAACAGTTTTCCAGCTGGTGGTAGTATATTATTTTTTGTTTCGGTTGTAATTTGTGCCCTATAATTCCAAACATCGTCTAATTCTCGTATATATCTTATACATCTATTTCTTGATAAATTCATTAACCAATTTGAGTCTGTTATAAACCCCATTGTATCAAATTTTTGAAACACGCTTAATGCTCGTAATTCTGTTTTTTTTTTATAAGAAAGTTTATCAGTATCGTCTTTTAATTTTACATTTAAAGGCAATTTCATCGTTTTTGTAATTTTTATTATATTTTTTATAGATTTTAATATACCTTCGGGCAAATCATTTCTGTTATATGGATTTTTAACATATTCACCATCCTTTATCATATTATATATCGAACATAAATCAAACCCATATACAAAATTATCGTTATCTTTAAAACTATAAAATTGGTAATAAGGAATTTCTTTTAAATCAGTAAATGTTAAAAAATCTTGATTATTTACACAAATATCTCTTTTTTTTAATGCAGGACCATGCAAATCTAAAAATTTTCTCATTAAACAACCTCTAAAAAATTTCTGTATTTTAACAGAAAAAAATGAATATTTTAAATAATTAAATACATTAAAAGTCAACTCTTTTTTATTTCCAGACACTTTTTGTTTAAAAAAACGCGAAATACTCTTCAACTGCGATACTGTATAATTATTCTTAAATAATTTGTCATATTCTGAAAAATCTAAAATTTCAAAGTCACATTGTTTTAATTTTCTTTTTGATTTTTTCAAATATTTATCTGTTATGTCATCATAGATATAATTTTTTAGAAATGACTTCGGTGTTATTTTTGATATCTTCATGTTTTTCATATTATTCATATTATTCATATTATTCATATTATTCATATTATTCATATCATTACCTTGTATAATAATTGTATTATTCATTATACATAATTTATACATATTTTTTTAATATCCATTCATTAATTATTTTTCTTATTCAAATACTTATTTTTTTGAATTAATAATTAAATTGATTTTAAAAAACAATATAAATAAATAATTAATAATATAAATAAAATGTCTAACAATCAACAAATCACAAAAGCAAAATCTTTTAAAGCGACTGAAATCACTTATCGTGAAGCAGTCGTCAATAAACGAGGTGGTAAAAATGTTCAAATTCAGTTGAATGGTGGACCACTTGTTTTGCAAATCCCATTAATGTTTAATTGGGGTGTAAATGAAAGAGTAGACGAACAAACTGGACGCATTAGTTACGACATGGCTTTACAATTTAACGATGATAGCCCTTCTGTTTTAAAGTTTTTAGAAGCTCTAAAAGTTATGGAAAATAAAATCAAGGATGATTCTTGTGCAGAGATGTGTAAATCATGGCATGGTAAATCAAAAATGTCTAGAGAAGTAATTGATGCTCTTATGTATCCTATTTTGAAATATCCACAATTAAAAGATTCACAAGGTAAACCAAACGGTGAACCAGATTATAGTAGATATCCAACTATGAAGATTAAGATTCCATTCTGGGATGGAAAATTTAATTGCGAAGTTTATGATATGAAGCAAAAGCCTCTATATTTACCCAGTTTCACCGATAACACTTCTACACCACATACAACCATTCCAAAAGCATCTCATGTAAAAGGTCTAATTCAATGCACTGGTATGTGGTTCGCAGGTGGAAAATGCGGTGTTACTTGGAAATTGGTTCAAGCCTGTGTAAGACCACCAGCACGTCTTTTAGGCACAGGTACGTGTCACATTATTGATGATAGTGATGATGAAGAAGCAGATAACATTTTAAGCCAAAAAGAAGATAAAAAAAAAGAAGAAGATAGTTATTCAAATTATGAAGAAAAAGATGAAGAATATGATGAAAAAGAAGATGAAAAAGAAGATGAAAAAGAAGATGAAAAAGAAGATGAAAAAGAGGATGATGAAGATGAAGAAAATGAAGAACAATCAGTTCCTGTAAAGAAAAAGAAAAAGAAAATCGTTCGTCGTAAGAAGAAATCTACAGAATAAACTTTTAAAAAAAGTTTGACAAAATAAACTTTTAAATAATAAAAAATATAAATTTTTTATTATTTAATGTATTAATTTTTTTATTATTTAATATATTATTTACCTTTTGTTATATCCCCAAAGTTTACCTTTTTTAACTTCGCTATTTAATTTTGATTTCTCATCTTTTAAATTAGCACTGGTTTCATTTAGATTTTCCATACTTTCATTCTCTTTTTTCTTATATTTTTGTCTTAATCTTTCACTCTTCGCATCTTCAGCCTCTTCAGCTTTTACCATCGCATCGTTTTTCTCATATTCAATATCTACCTTCTTTATATCTTCCTCTTTAATTGTCGATTCTAAATCGGCTACACTCATAATATAAATTTCTGACCCTTTTCTTCCAAATTTT